CTCTTGCTGTTCTTCTATCCGTATCTGCCTGATCAGCTCTCTGAGTTCTTCACTCATATTATGGCCACCTCGAGGGCGCAGGCCCTGTGGTAGAGCTTCCTGCCATAAGGCTGCGAGGATACATTGTTTCTGCCCCGGGCGACTACGGGATCCCCCACTCCAAGGAACCGTCCGCACTTCGTGCACCGGGGGCCATGGCCACCATTCCTGAGTCTGACCCAGATGTTCTTCGGGAGGTTGTATTCGAGGAGGTATCTACCCAAAGCAGGCAGCCTCCATGTGCTCGAGGTTCTTCTTAAGAACATACGGGATCCTGTAGTGCTTCAGCCATCTCAGGAGCGTGCATATCTTGAAGTCGGACACCGTCTCCGTGAAGTGAGTATAGTTCTCTAGTCCGATCTCCACGGCGATGGGCCTGATCTTCTTCACCATGTAGACAAGGGTCAGCATGTCGAAGTCGCTGAGCGGCTCGAGGCTCAGGAATGTGTCGTGGATGCTGTATGCGTGCTCATCGGTGCTATACCAGAGGTCTGTAAATCTCTCCGTGGGCGTGGGGGCCTTACTCCATGGCGTGTCCCGGTTCGTCTCAAGGGTGGTTCCTATGATGGGCCTCTGCTGTAGACCGTCCATCTTGGGCAGCCAGTCGATGGCCCTCGAGGGATTCTTGGTAGGGAACAGAAACCGGTTATTGGTGGCTTCGAAGCATTTTTCGATTATTTGTTCGATCCAGTGGTCCTTCATGCCGTCGCAGAAGATGTCACCCATGCTGGCGACCATGATGATAGTCCCGTCGTTCGGGAACTTGTCCTTGAGGAAGTGGGGTCTGAAGTGGCATTCCTCGAAGTTGCCACATTCGAACTTCTCTGCGATCTTCTTGGCGTAGCAGTATTTGCACTCGTGGCTGCATCCCCAGCAGGGATTCCATGTCCAGCCGATGGACTTGAACATGTGGCCCGTTCGTTTATTCAGCGTCGTCTGAACAACCTCCTTGAGAAGAAGATCGCATGAATAGAGAGTGCTACGATCAGCAGGATCGTGATCCACATCATTCCGTGATCGCCGTTCATGTGTTCCCCTTCCATCCCCCAGTGTAAGGCACATCCTTCACATAGCGAACGTATGTGAATCCTGCATCCTTGAGCTTGTTATGAACCTCGTCGAACTTATCTCCGAGCCTCATCTTGGTGCCCACAAACAGGAGTCCAGACTTGTCATTCCACGTAAGTAGATCAGCGTATTCCTGCACGACGGCCTTAGCCTTCTCAGGCTCTGCCTTCTTCTGTGGCCTGCGGGATCTCGAGGTTCCTACCACTGGCTGGGGTATAGTCTCGAAGCTGGCCTCAAATGGACCTAGCCTCATATATGCCTTGATACCCTGTCCATCAGCGTGGTATTCCTTCCCCATCTTGCCGACTTGGCTGAGCATCTCGAGGATGTCCATCCTTGCTCTGCCATAGGCGTCTGCGGGGAGCTCGTTAGCGTTCTTGAAGGCTTCAAGGGTCTTTTCTTCTCCCAACTCATTTCACCTCCTTACGGATTATTCTGAGGCTTATATAGTCAGCCCCTTTCTCAACCGCCCTCTCGACAGCGTTCTTTAGACCACTAATGGTCTTGCGCTTGCCGTAGAGGAGGGATTTCTCAGAATCGATTGTGAATGCAGCTATGACGAAGCTAGTCGGTGTCGGTTTTTCATCCAATGACTACAGCTCTCCTTGAATGTGCCCGGGCAAGGAATGACTCTGGTTTCGACTCCGAGCTCTGCGCAGTAATCCTTGTCCATTGCAAGGCCGCAGTATTCCTCTGGCTTCACTCCTTCTACCCATTGACACGGTCCTCTCTCCTTAGGCTGGCGTGGACTGTTCTTGTTCCTCGGTATCCGGGCTGCCGATCTGAACGATTGCGAATATTCCGAAGCATCTTCTGACATGTGTAACGATCCTGTCTGCCATGGCCACCTTGAAGTTCTCCTTGGACGTCGTGGCGGTATATAATCTGTGGTAGCCACCCTTCCCGGTGACCTCCTCGAAGGTCAGATAGCCCTCGTCAGCCATCTTCCTGAGGAAGTTGATGATGGAGGCCCTGCTAATGGTCTCAGGACTCAGCTTATCGCTGACCCGTCGATGCACTTCCCTGCTGCTCCACATGCCTCCGGAGTCCCAGATCACTTCCATGGCGGCCTCCTGATAGGGCCTGAAGATGCTGCGTAGTCCCGGGATCTCGAGGTCGAATACTATTTTTTCCAGTTCACTCACCTCCCTGTGTCTTCAATGCCATCAAGGCGAACTTCTGATAGTGCTGGACTATCACGTAGTTCTTAGCCAGATAGTTGTTGACGTCTTCGTGGTCCGCAGCGACCCATGCCTCAACGTTGAAATACTTGCTGCCGAGGCCATCTTCCTCTTCGGGCTCTGCAGGAGGCTCCAGTTTCACCCGGGTCTCCTTACAAACCCTCCCGAGGGAGTCGTATGCGTAGTCGATGACGGTCCTATATTTCTCGATGCGCTCTGTTTCCATTCATCGCACCGTAAGGTTACTATTATGAATATTTTATAAAAGTTGCGCTGCAGGGGGTGCGACGAATGGCTGAGAACCATTGGTCACCTGCAGCGGCAAATATGAATTCATGCGCGCGCATAAAGGCTTGTCGAATCCCGCCATAACGTATAACGTATATAACAACAACTTTTATTTATTAAATAAATAGGTTTGTTAAACTAATATGTCCTGCGCCGTATGCCACAAGAAGGAGGCAACCCAAGACCATCACATAAGATACGATCCTGAAATAACGATAGCGATCTGTGTTTCATGTCATAAATGGCTTCACAATTACGAGCACGGTGTAGGAAGAGGCCGTCTGCCAATATCTTCTTATAAAGAATTACAGCAATTAGAACCTCCTGAATTCGTGGAATCACATTTTCATTATATCACTAGAGAAGAAAGGATTTTTGAAGGAGGAACATTTGAAGTCGACATAATCAATAGTAAATCAACAGATGAAGAACTTGGAAAAGTAATCTGTGAATATTGTAGAAAACATAATTGGGGAATATATTTTGAGGAATCAACTAAGATAATGTATTTGATATGTTTGTATTGTCGAAGCGATAAGGAGATAGAACAAGTTGGTTAGACCAAGAAAGAAAGACAAAGTGTATCCAAGAACCCTGTCCTTCAGTTATAAAGAAACTGATATGTTCGAATTAACTGATGGAGAGATTAATGCTCAAACGGTCATAGATGGAATAGATGATATTTGCGATAGAGAGAGGACGTCTCGTTCTGGAATAATTATGAAGGCACTCGCTGAATATTGGGACCGACATATAAAAGGTAACTATCAGACGGTGATGGAGAGCTTCGAGCCCGGGGGCCACAGGAGCGATGGGCAGCTCGAGCAGGAGATCATCAACACAATGCTGGGGATCCCGGAGTGGCAGGACATCAAATGGAGCATCATCCGCCTGAGGCTCAAAGAGATCGGATATCCCATGAAGAAACTCACAAGCGGCGCAGATCGAATTGCTAGAGTTCTACAAGAGAAAGGCAGAAAGGTCTGGCGATAAAATGAATGATAAAGATTGGATCGGCCCATGGTGCAGTTTTCATGCTATAGTTGTAAAAAATAAATCAATTATTGTTGATGAAATATATGAATATCGTCGCCATGTATATTCTAATGGGAAATTTAAAACTGAGAGAATAAGTATTGAAGATTGGCGTGATCTTGGCTTCAAATATAAAAATTTACCAGATAAGGCGATTAAATGACATCTAAAATCAATTCGCGCGCACAAAACTTGTTGATTATTGAACCATAAATTTTATATAAGGGTGTATTACAGTCATACACGGTGCGACGGATGGAAGATATGAAAATAGTCGAGTGGCATGAGCATCCTCGGATAGAAGAGATAGACGATTTTGTAGAGAAGCATTTTGACAAGAACTGCAGGGACGAATATTTCAATTACAGTGGAATACACATTGTTGACTTCAAACATGAAATACGGAAATACATAGAAGACCGCCGAGAGCTGTTAGGAGATCTCGAGGCATTAATAGACGAACTTCCCGACGATGAAAAGGAAGAATATGAAATAGAGGTTCCTCAATGACTGAGTATCATCAGTGCGCTCATCTTGAAGCCACAATAAAGGTCATGCCCAGGGGCACATTACACGAATTATGGTGCAACAAGTTAAAGGAACGCCCCGTGGGGCGCACTTGCAAGGACTGCATCTACGAGGTTGGAAACAAATGACGAAGATGGAGATATTCTGGCGGGCGAATGGCCTCCGATACCACACCAAAGTCAGAACATTTCCCCTTTGGACTGATACGGGTTTCGGATTCAAGTTCTACCCCGAGAAGGGCGACGCCGTCAGGTGTAAGGTGCAGGGCGAGAGCAACGATGTGATCAACAGAGACACGGGAGAGGTCATAGGTGAATACGACCCAGCATTCAGGCATATAGTTCTCAGCCGTGTTCCGAATGGAGGAATGTGATAAACATGAATCGGGATGAAATAGTTAAAGAAATGGAGCAAAATAGCAGAAAAATACATTCCTTGATGGAAAGAAACGATGTTCTAGCTAAAAAACTTCAAGAAATCAAAACAGGTGAGAGGATTGTCTTTAGATAAATTCGTCTATATCAAAGAGCCACTTCCCGTTTGTCCAAGATGCAATCACAGACATGCTTTCATGAAGAAAGATAAAAAAACCGAGGTTTACATGATGGATGAATGCCCCTACTGTAATTGTCCTCTTCATTATAGTTTAATTGAGGAGGAATATATTCTGTGATTTCAATATTTATGATGAAGAGGGTGGATTGTGATGGTTGAAGAGGAAACGATCCAGAAATATGCCTACATCAATGGGGCCTTTGAAGCTTGCGCCTACGCCCACAAGCTTCTCGGAAAGACGACCATAATTGAAACAAGGAGACTTCTTCTTGAGGAGATGAAGCGTATGGGCGAAGGCCAATACCCCTCATACAGGGAGGAAGAAGAATGACTGACATCTGGGACGAGAAGCCTAAATCTGTTATACTGACTCTTCTTAAAACTCCGATTGGGAATGCATATCAAGTCGAGGAAATGGATGCTTGGCTGGATAAGGTCAAGACTGAACGTGATGAACTCAAGAAGTTCTATGACATCATACAGGACTCTCCACTACTGGCCCATGATGACGCAAACTACATCGTCGGACAGGCAGAGTTTGATCATAAACGAATGAAGGAACTCAAGGAGAAGGCTGAGAAATACGATAAAGCTATTGAACAAGTAGAAAATTTAAAATCCGTTGATTTCTGTGATGAGGTTCAATCATTATCATACTATATATTTTGGAGAAAGGCAGTAGATAAACTCGAAGCCATTAAGAACATTCTGATAGATGTTTGTGAGGACTATGGAGAAGAGTTTTGTAATGAATCTATGTGTGATTGTGATCCCTCTGGTGGAGAGGGTTGTCTTACCCGTAAAATTATGAAGATTCTGGAGGATTTAGAATGAAAACGAGAAAGGAACATCTTGATCCCGTAGAGGATAAATTAATAACCTTAATTCCAGATGACTTTCCCGATTACAAACAATTTCAAGGCATAGAATATTATGATTATTACAAGGTGAATCGGTGGTTTGAGAAACACCCAGAACTTAGGGCCTCTCGAGGGGGTTATTGCATTGGTTGTCTTCACTTTATGCCTTCACTTCTTGAGGAGCTGTGCCAAAATTCACATGAAATGTTTGACCCAGAAACATGCTATCAGAGTTCTAAAGGGATAGCGAGGGAAGATCAAGATGCCTGAGCGTAAGGTTCACACCTTCAGAGCAGACCCCGACATAGAGAAAATCCTAAGAGAATTCACCAAATACTATAAGAGCTGGCACATCAATCAGGCCATACGAGAATACAAGCAAAACCACCCCAACGCACACAAAGAATAGCCCTTCCCGATCCTCGAAGGAACTCTCGAAGGGCTCGACCTCATAGTTCTCGCAGAGCTCTTGGGCCTTCGCCATGGCTGCATCCTTGTCCGTCCACACGGTGAGATCGTTCAAGATCATCCCATAGAGACCGACGACAACGTGGACTTTCATGCGAAAGCCTCCAGCTCGTCCGTCGGGACGTATTCCCGGCAGATCGATGCCAGCTTGTCAGCTTCGAAGGGACGAGTCTCTTCGTCCCAGCTTGCTAGGAGCGGGGCGATGGCCCGGAGGCAGGCGCACACCCGGGCCTTCTGGCATTTCTCGCAGGATACTAGAATCTGCATCTTATATCCGCCTCAATCTGGGAGCGAGCATGACCCTGTGGAGGTCTCCGAATTGGAGCTCCTTGGTCTTCAGCCCGCTCTTGGTGTTGTGCCAGATCGCCTCCGTGATGTCGTTGTAGACATTCCATTGGCTCAGGTCCTCCAGCTCTGCCGCAGGCACTTTGAGGCTGTCCGGCAGGACGCTCTTAGGGATGAAGGTCGCCTTGTTTAGCTTGTTCACCATCTCCACGGTGATATGCTCCTGCGTCATCCGTCGGTATTCGTCCACGATCCCGTGGGCCTTCTCCATGATCTTCAGCATGGTTGATTGAAGCCCCTTCACTATCGCATCGAGTCCCAGCGTGTGCTTGTGCATGATGCTGATCAGGTCCTTCTTGCCGTAGATGACTCCGTTCCCGCATATCGACCTGTATGTGAATAAGCCCGCTCCGAATCCCCTCGAGCCGTCGATGCTGTTGTAGATCTGTATGCCCACCTTGACGTTGTCGCCGTCGATCTTCTGCATGCCATCGATCCCGTAAAATGCCTTCATCCTCTTCTCTTTGTCATCGTAGCTGACGTGGCCCCGGTTCGTGACTCCCGGAGTGTCCATGACGAACTGCTCGAGGCCCACCATCTTCGCTGCAGCATCGGCTGCCTTGAGGGCCTCTTGGTGTGGGAACAGGTAGTAGCGGTCGCTGACCATGGCGAGGAATTCCCCGTCCCGGACTATCATCTTCTGGCCGGTTGGCTCGCCGTTGTATTTGATGCTCTCCTGTGTCAGGCCGTAGTTCAGCCAAGTCGTGTCCACGTTCCAGACCTCTATATTCTTTTCACTCATATCGATCTCACCTCCAAAAAGTAGCTTCTCTCTACGAGTCTGCTTCCGCAGTCCTCGCATACCACCATAGGGTAGGATGCCTCGCATCCGCACTCTGTGCATCTGGCTTTTATTCCGTCCATCCGTCGCACCGTCACTAGAGTTCTATGGCCTATATATAAAACCTCTGAATTAGAAGTCTATATCCATAATTCGGTTCAGAAAGATAGTTATATAAACTCCATCGGTGTCTGGGTATTCGGGGAATCCCCAAAATGGCAGAAGAAGCATTTTTGAGAGAACCTCTCATAGTGGACGAAATGGGCCGCATCACGATCCCCAAGAAGTTCAGAGAGGCCCTAGAATTGCCCCATGGGCACAAGCACCCGATATGGATAGAGGTCTACCCCAACTGGAAGGATCCAAAATGTCTGATCATCAAGAAGTGAATCTCCCTTTCCCTCCTCCCCCGGACTCCTCCACCCTATCCCTCTCGTTTTGGCAGAGGTTGAAGTTCCGACTTTTTGGGCTGACGTCGATCGGGATGTTTATGAAGCCGGGTTGGCGTGGGCCGCTCGAGCATTATTATTTTGTTTGTGAGGTCCATGGCCCCGTCGTTGACTATAGGCACCACCACAGCCAGCAGCTTTACTGCGTGAGGTGTAGGTTTGGCTGAACAGTGGGTTATTCCTGAGGGCTGGGAGACTATTAGCCCGGGGGAGTTGGCGACTGATGGTGAGAATCCGAATCGGATGAATAAGAAGAAGAAGGATGCTCTGCTGCTGAGCTTGCAGACGGATGGGTGGCTGAAGCCTATTGTCGTAGATATGGATAACTTGCTGGTGGACGGTGAGCAGAAGTGGGATCTCGCTAATGAGGACGGCCAGAAGCTGGTGCCCATACGCAGGATAGATGTGGATGATGGGCAGAGGCGCATTCTGAGACAAGTCCTAAACCGCCTCGAGGGAGAAGACGACGAGGAAATACTGTCGCTGAACTATAAGAAGATCGACGCCGTAGGCCTGCGGCAGACTTTGATCAGACGCCTTGTGGTGGGAGAGCGTGCCCTGAGGGAAGCCCTCGAAGGTCCCAAATTGGACGAGCCTGAATACAGAATCCCAGCCCTTGAATCTGTGGAGACGGATATTGAACTTGGAGACATGTTCCAGCTCGGAGATCACATGCTGATCTGTGGAGATGCAACGAAGAAGGAATATATGGAAAGACTCATTGGCGACACGAAGGTGGACTGCGTCTTCACAGATCCACCCTATGGAGTATATATTGCAGATTGGGATAATGCATTGAGAAATAGAAAGGGAACTGAGACTGGTTCAATCTATGATGACAATGTGGGTGAATATGAAGTCTTTACCATATCATGGCTTAGTCTCATACCAGAATATCTTTCAGATTATAATTCAATTTATATCTGGATAAATGGAGCAAACATAAGAGGCGTTCTAAACGCATCAGTCAAACTAAAAATAAGATTAGACCATCCAATAATCTGGGTGAAAAACGCTGCAGTATTATCTAGACTTGACTATCTACAACAACATGAAATCTGTTTATATGGATGGAAAAACAAACACAAATTCTATGGAAAAGCACAGAAAAACGTCTGGAGATTCAATAAACCATCAAAATCCAGACTCCATCCCACCATGAAACCGATCGATCTCTGTGCCAAAGGAATCACAAATAGCACGATGCCGGGGATGGTGGTTCTTGATGTCTTCGGAGGCTCAGGCTCGACGATGATAGCATGCGAACAGACAGGCCGCAGATGCTTCATGATGGAGTTGGATCCCCGCTACTGCCAGATCATCATCGACCGCTGGGAAGCATACTCAGGAGGGAAAGCCAAGGCCCTATGAGCGAGCAAATCGAGTTCAAGGGCCTGTGCGGAGACGGCTGCCTGCAGTGGGACATAAGCGGAGATTATGCTTGCCATAATGGCTGTGACATAGTGGCTGATCTTGATGATGAACCAGCTTGGGACCAACCTTGGGATGATTTCTATTGAGAGTCCTTCTGATCCCCGCGCGCGTGCAAAAAGGAATAAAGCAGTCCACAATTCATCATCTAATGATGAAAATGGGGGGAACCTAACTGCCCACAACTCCAGCAATACAAATCATGCTAAGGAGACTATACGTCTATGAATTATTCGTGAGGGAGTTAACTCCACCTGAAATAAAATCAATGGCATCCAGCAAATTTGAATGCAGCCCCCTTACCATCGCCCGGGACCTCAATAGCATGTCACAATGGTTGCCAAAAATTCAAGGCATGGAGGCAGACGCAGAAGAAGCAAAACGAAGATCTACAGCAATCATCGCCAAGATCAGGATCGCCCAGAAAGCCTTATTTAACCTCGGAGAGACAGCCGACAATGACAACGCCCGAGTCGGAGCATACAAGGCAGCCATTGAAGCCCTTTTCAGGGAGGGAGAATGGCTGACCAAGACGGGCATCATCGCCGTCAAACCAATCGAAGTGGAGGTAGATATGAAACATGAATGGAGCCTCGCCGAAGTCATCGATAAATATGGCGACCTTACGATGGAAGCAATTGAAACAGACATCGATCTCCAGAGTCAAAGAGAAGATGAAAAGGATACTAGGAAATCCATGGTATCCAAGGAAGAACAGAAAGAATAACCGCTACGAAGTAAATCGCCAGCAATATCGATTTCTAATGTTAGGACACCGTGAGGCATTCTTCGGGGGAGCTGCAGGCCCCGGCAAGAGCGAGGCCCTTCTCCAAGGTGCCGTCATGTATTACGACGTCCCCACCTATCACGCTATCATCTTCAGGCGCACGATCCAGAGCCTAGAGCTCGAGGGCGGCCTCATACCACGCAGCAAGGAGTGGTGGCTCGAGAAGCCTAACGCCAACGGAGAGATCGCCAAGTGGAACGGCTCAAAACTCACGTGGACCTTCCCATCAGGAGCCACTGTTGGCTTCGGCTACATGAACCACAAGGACGACCACTTCCGCTACGGCAGCACTGAATATCAATACATTGCCTTCGACGAAGTCACAGAATTTCAAGAGTTCCAGTATCGCTTCATGTTCAGCAGGCTCAGACTCACCAGAGACCTCTCAGAGATCTATGGCGTAGAACCCAAAGTCCGCAGCGCAGCCAACCCTATAGGCCCCGGAGTCGTCTGGGTCAAACGCCGCTTCAATCTTCCCTATGGATGCAGAGAAAGACCCTTCATTCCTGCACGCCTCAGCGACAATGCAGATAACGTTGATGTAGAGCTCTACATGGAAAGCCTCAATCAACTTGACCCCATCACAAGAGAGAGGCTTATGAATGGTGACTGGAGCATCCAAGACCCGGGACGTATGTTCCACAGAGACTGGTTCGTAAGCGAAAACCATCCAAGCCTCGAGAGGCCACTTTCACCCCTCTATGCTGTAGTGAGGTATTGGGACCTAGCTGCAACTGCACCCGCTATGGGACGGGATCCCGACTATTCATGTGGCGTCCTCATGGGCAAGGATGAACAGGAGCGGGTCTACATTCTGGACGTCCGACGCTTTCAGGCCCCCCCACCCGTGGTGGAAGATAGAGTTATACAGGCATCCGTGGAGGATCGAGCTCGTTTCCCCGACGTCGAATACGAGGTCTGGATGGAGCAGGAACCCGGGTCGGCAGGCGTCAACACGATCTCCTATTACTCAAGAAACATCATGCAGGGCTTCTACTTCCAAGGACACAAGACCACAGGCTCAAAGGAGCTCCGAGCCAAGCCCTTCTCAAGCTACGCTGCGAACGGCAACATCTATCTCCTGAATGGCCTCTGGCAGACAGACCTCTTGGACGAGCTCGAGGCGTTCCCATACGGAGAACATGACGACCAAGTCGACGCCTGCAGCGGAGCCTTCCAGAAGCTGGCAAGATTCTCATTGGGTGGCCCAGAGGTCAGCACAGCAAAGAGGCCCTATTAGCGAGTGGTTCTTATATAGATAGGGCACTATGGATTTTATGAAATGAGCCTCCCAGCCGAGCTCCGGAATTGGGTCTGCTGCCCAGCATGCGGTGGAAGCGAGAATGTCTGGAGACAAGGCAGGGTCGGAGTCCCTCCAAGCCGATACGGCAAGAGGACGAGAACCAAGGATTCTAACAAGTTCAGATGTAGGGACTGCGGTGAGAAGTTCACCTCTGGTGGAGGAACTCGCAGAGAGAACATGGGATACAATGTTAGCAAGAGAGACGAGACGGCCTTTCAGGGGGATCCCCCATGAGCCATCAAACAGAGGCACACGCCAGAATCCAATTCGGGGCTACCCTCATCTGTTGGGACTGCAAGAAGCAGCTCCCCAAGGAAGAGGATCAATACCAACATCTCAATCTATGGCCCCTGTGCAAAGGCTGCGCAGAGACCAGAGAGATGCGAAAGGTCACCCTCATCAGGAAGATGGCTGCGAGGAGACCCACCAATGGCTAAGTGCGACGGATGCGGGGCCATAATCCCGGGATGGTGCTGCCCCCATTGCCCTCCCACAAAGCTCTGGACCTGCTCCTGCGGACTACAGACAATAATCCGAAACGAGGCTCATCCATGGAGTAATCAAATTGGTAGAAGCTAAAGTAGAGACGAATAAGGGATTCTTCGAGAAGTGGTATGAGAGGATCGGGAAGAGAGCGGGCCTCATCGAACGAGCAGAGCTCGCCGAGGCCATGGCCTATCAAGAAGAGGTCCTCGACGTCGGAACCGCCCGAGGAACCTTCTGGAGATTCTTCAAAGCCCGCAAGGACGTCCGACACTACAACGTCGCCAACATAAGCGACTACTTCGAGATGTATCTTGACCGGGACCTCATCAGGACCCCTATCGACGACCTCATAGAGTCCGCCTTCGGAGGCGGCTACTATAACACCGTCGAGGGGCTGCGCCCCAACATGACGAATAACCGGTTCCCTCAATTCAAGGCCAAGACAGTCGCCGACGCCTTCGGGGCCTACTTCGACCTTGACAGCCTCAACGTCAACGTGGGCAAGCTCAAGATGATAGCAGGCTTCACAGGAGTGGAAACCATCATCGTCCGGGGCGAGCCTGAGATGAGCGCACTCAGGATCATCGATCCCCGCAGCGTCCGGAAAGCCGCAGGCATCGAGACCGATCCTGTCACAGGCCGAGTCCTCGCAGTCCATCAGGAAGTGGGCAGCCAAAAGAACACCATCAGGCATCTCGGCTTCAACGAGGCCAATACCGTCTACAAGGGGATCGCATGGTTCAACTACGGCAAGCTCGGAACAGACCCTCGAGGGACCAGCTACGTCAGAGGAGCCACGGACCTCCTGAACACCATCGTCGACGTCCAGAGCGACATCGATAAGATATTCGAACGCTACATCAGCCCCCTGGTGATCTGGACCACCATACAGGCCATCGACAACATCAAGGCAGCCGTCCTCGAGAAGGACGCTGGAGAAGACATCTTCATCGGCAAAGTCAAGCCCGAGGAGATAGAGCACCTCTTCAAGATCCTACAGATCGACCCCCGGGTCCCCTATTGGGAATATCAGGAATACCTCGACAGAAGGCTATACGCCTACGGAAGGTCTAACAACCTGTGGTATTCCAAGGACGCCACGGTGGCCAGCGCAGAGACTCTTGACAAGATCGTAGGCCGCCACGTCACCGCCATCCAGCGAGACCAGAAGCGACAAGCGGAGCGAGAGTGGTATGAGCCCCTCATGGTCGTAAACAGCATTCCTGTCAAGCTCAATTATCCCCGGATGAACTTCGGAGCGGAGCCCACAGGCGTAGAGGAGATCACCATCGAGCCCATCATCGTGAAGGGTATCGAGCTGGGCTATGTATCGGAGCTCAAATATTGGGACATCCTTCGGCAGCTAGGAATCGAGGTCGCAGAGGAGGCTCTCGAGGAAACCCCTGAAGAAGAGGAGGAAGAGGGCCCTCCCGAAGAACAGGAACCAGATGACGAGGTCCCCGATGAGGTAGAACCAGAAGATGAGCCAGAAGAAGAAGAGTCCTGATCTCACGGGCCTCAGCAGCTTCGTCCTTCCCCATGGCCTCTACACCATGAGAGCAGGACAACTCAACCGGAAGCTCCAGAGCATCTATCGCAGAGTCCGCAGGAAGAGCATCACCAAGGACCAAGCCCGGGTATTGGGAGCTGCTGAAATAAACGCTCATAGAGACCTTCTCGACAGCGATGTGGATAGATATTTCAGTAAACGTGGCCTCATGCCAACTGAGCCGCAGACCTCAAACGAGCTCGATAAATTCACGCAGGACAAGGTCGATGAGTGGAATGCAATCGTCGACGACATGTAGCTGTCTGAGCTGCGAGGAGCATGCGAATCACTCGTTGATGGAGCAGCGGGAAGACTTCTGGAGCACGCCTGCAGGAATATCCAAGCGGATAAAATCCCTCGCTCAGGACTTCACATACAAGGCCGTCAACGGGGCCATGAAAATATACGGTGAGACTCGAGGGGCCAAGTGGCTCAAATGGAGGTGGGAGTTACCATGGTCTGTAGTCTGCGAGATCTGTCGGGCTGCTTCATTTGGAGGCCAGAACGGATATTACAAGCCTTCGTGGTTCATGCCCGATATGCCTGCCCATCCGGGCTGTAGATGCCAGTGGATAGTCTATTATGGACCCCTAACATAGCAAAAGATTTTAACCCTTAAACCTTAGGAGTAATCAAAAGTGGAGAATCCCCTAGATGAGACTATACGATGGATTGGGGAATGACGTCACCGACGACTTTGTGCACGTTACTGAGCTCGTCAAGGTGCGATCTCAGGTATGCGAGCTCGAGGCTAAGGTGAAGAAACTCTCCAAGAAAAAGAAAAAGGAGACTGAATGAGATGTCGACGGAAGAAAACGATTGGGGCGCATCCGGACTCAGGTCCAAGGTCAAGCCTACAGAGATAAATCGTGACTCAGAACTCAAGACCACGATGGGCGTGATCAACATGAAGGCTGCAGAGCCTGCGGGCAAAGACAATCCCGCCGACCGAGGTCCCGGACAGAGAGTGGGAAGGGCAGAAACCAAGTTCACCAAGAGAGTGCCAACTCCTTAGTGATCTGCCTTGCCCGTTCCTGAGCCAAGGAGCGGCGAAACGCAGGACCAATTCGTGAGTCGCTGCATGTCGCAGCTCGCCAAAGAAGACCCTGACCGACCCAACGAGCAGAGACTAGCGATCTGCTTCAGTAAGTGGAGGGACAGGCTCGGAGCGGAATCACTCCATCCAGATTTTATGCGTATCCTCAAGCTCTTCATAGCACGCTATGGTGAAGATGGCGGACTACTGAAGTTTGAGGACTTCTTGAAAGCGAACAGGCTGAATCCCTCGATCGCCTATTCGCCGAAGGTCCAGTTCAGAGAGGACTTCCAATGGGTAGCTCCTCTCGTCCAGAAATACAGGGAGGATGCGAAAGCCAGATATTATCTCATCCGTTGCCTCACAGCTAACGTGAGCCTCAATAATAACGACTACAGCGACTATGAGAAAATGAAGCAGGCAGCTCCTTCCTTGAGTTATAGGCCCGTGAACATCGATCACTTCCATGAGGACGAGTTCAGGGGTCAGGGATCCCCGGGAGGCTGGATGCCATACCCGAGGACCAGAATGGACTTCACCAAGGCCGACGACCTCAGCGTCGAAGGCACCCTGCGGGTCGACAATCTTGATCGCCTCTTCCAGATGATGCTGGAGCACGATCCTAGCATCCCGGAGAGCGAATGGATAGTCCACCCCAGCATAGAGGGAAGGCCCGATCCCGGAGGCGTATCTCCGAGGGACGGGTATCACTTCACGGGTATTTCCTTTCTTCGGAAAGGACATCAACTCCCGGGCGATCCCCTTACGGAGATCTACCCGCTCATGCTACACGAGGCATTGAGCGAATCTATCCGGGAGGAATTCGTGGATAGAATGGAGACAGAGAACGAGAGTGAAAAAATGAAGGAATATGAAACCGACCCACCTTCACAACAGCCAGAAGTGCCCATCCAGTGCAACCAGTGTGGATGGCAGATAAACCGGCCCAGCATAGAGTCAGACAATATCACCTGTCCCTCATGCGGGACGAAGGGAGACTTCACCAAGAGACCTGTCTCTGAGAAGGACCCCACAGACAACTTCACGAACGAATCCCTCGATGCCATTCTATCCGTCCTAGAGGCCATCCCAGACGACGCCGAGGTCACCTTCGAATTCGCAGAGTTCCAGCCCAAGGCCGACTGGCCCGACAGCAGCTTCGCCTACGTGCCACCCGAGGCTGTAGGCCCCGACGGAAAGAAGAGCCTCCGCAAGTTCCCCTACAAGTTCCCCGATGGCAAGGTCAGCATGCCGAACGTCAGGAACGCCCTCGCAAGACTCGCAGGGGCCAATATCCCAGATGAGGCCAAGACCCGGATCAGGAACCTGATGCAGAGGATTCTTAAGCGGGACAACCCAGATTATCAACCTAGTGAGGCCACAACCTTGGACGACCTAGACAAAGCCGTGACGGAGCTCTTCAA